TCTTCCAGTCATGGCACCTCCTACTCCTACCGCAAAGTACTCACCTCCTTGCGCTGTTTCCCAGCGACCTGCTGCCTTCGAGTCTTCTTGCAGCGAAGTTTCAAAAATTTCCTGATATTCCGGAGAATCAATAACGTGCTTGGCTTTTCTTCCAAATCGTATAGCTAGTTCCGCCGTATGGGTTGCTTGAATAATTTTTAATTTTGGATTCTTCCCAATCATCCACGCAGGCAGGTAGTTAGATGCAAATTCCGATTTTGTATGCCTAGGGGGCATATTAACGATTAAACGCTTACTTTCGCCAGAGGCGATCTTATTAAATTTTTCAGAAATAATTTTGTGATGATAACCCCCTATAAACTCAGGCCAGATGTACTGGATAAATTCTAAAAAATCCCCTTTGACCTTGTTTTGAGTTTCTGTTTGATCAGCCTTTGCATAAGCCTTTAAATACTCCTTTTGCTCGTCTAATGGTAATTTTTTTATAAAATTTATGTCTTCGGTTATATGAATCATCGTTTTTAAAAGTATTACCATGAGAGTCTGAATTAAGCAATAAAGGGTAAGATTGGGACCCCTATTTTCTTATTAAAGGGGGTGGGCCCTCCCAAAAAAAAGCTATGCAGTTTTTGCATGGGACCCCTCGGGTAAGGGTGGGCCCGCCCCCGATGCCCTACATATGGGGGGTGGGCCCGCCCCGAAGGGGCGAAAAAAATTTCAACCTGAAGAGGTATGCAATAATAACATGGGATATTATAAGATTTATATTGACACGATATTTAAAACGAGGCGATTTCTCGCCTCGTTCTGTTTAACTTATTGGGATAAGTTATTCGGTGTTGTTATGTCCTCATCATTGTATTGTGCTTGGCTGATTAATATCTTCTTGCCAAGTAAATCATTGATTAAGAAATAATTATATCTTGAAGTATTATTTTCCCAACCGACATACCTACAATTTTTATACCAAGCATTGTCGCAATAAACTTTCTTCGGTTCAGTTATTCTTCCAAAATGATTTAATGCGTGTTCAATGTGTTCATTAATCCAATCATACATACAAGTTTGGCAACAAAAATTTCCATTGCCATAATAAAAAGAACTTCTTCTCCTTGTTCCATAATACTTTGAACCTTTAGTTCCTTTTATTCTGTCCTTAGTATTATAGGTATGGCACTTTGTTCCCTGACAATATTTTAATTGACTCATTGCAATGTCCTTTTTATTGAGGCAAAGTTTTTACATTCATCGCTATTCCTAACCATATCCAAAAGCTGGTCAAAAAATACTAAAGACAAAACATAAGTCATTTCCCTATCACTTAATTGTCTTGAAATTTTGTTTATTCTTTCGGTTATGATTTCCTGATTAGGAGATTGATGAAGATAAGATACAGCCGAGAGTATTCTCGGCTGTAAATATATTGGAAGAATTTTAAATGAGTGTTGGTTCATTATTAATTTCCCATTTTCTACTTGCTGTTCTGTATTGAGGTTCTCCATTATTCACTTCTTCGGTAGCTTGAATATCAATATACTTTTTATATGGATAACCGAATTTTTTGTGAACACCCTCAAAACAATTTTCATCAAGAGTTGCCAGTCTTTCAATTATGCAGTCATGTTTTTTTGCATAATACTTAATATAAAAGATTTCTTTAGAAAGTGATTTCATCAACCACCTCTTTTTTATCTTCTACTTTTTCTATTGTATCAACTTCAAATTGTCCAAACGCATTGAACAATTCATAAGACACTTCTTTTTCATCGTTTAGATTTCTAAGTGAAACTAAATATTCACTTGCTCTTTCTAAAGTTTTTGCGTCTTTCTCAACATGGTAGTTAGCTTTGCAACTTCCATATTTAGTTCTTCTGATTATTAGGATTGTTTTATCTTTATCCATTTGACTTTCTCCTTTTTTGTTAAACATGGGAAATTATACCATATCTCCCATGTTAAAGTCAAATCAATAATTAGACCGATTTATGCTCTTTATTGTATTTTAATCTTGCCAAGATTTTATCTTCTCTTGATACATTTTTATTTTTCATGCTTTCAAGATAGTCAGCACAATTTTGAGGATTGAAAATTGCCAAGCCAGTTGAATTACATCTAATAATTTCTGCCTCATCAATAGGACATTTTGCTTTCTTCGCAAAGTCTAAAGCCTCATCAAGATATTTCCAAGTCTTTAACCAAGTTTTAATTTTACTTGTTTGACCTAGAACACTTGATATCCATTTTTCATGTGCTTGGATTAATTGTCCTTTTGCCGATTGCCAAGTCATCAAGATTTGATATTCTTTTTCCTTACAAGCAATAGACCTATCACGACAATATTCTCTACCGATTAAATCGAGAACATAATCATTGTTCCATTCTTTCGCAAATGAAGTTTGATTATCACGACCACTTGACAAGCCGAGATATTTTGAGTTTGCGTCATCAATCTTTTGCCAATGTGGATTTGATTGATTTCCTTTTTGCTCGATATTAATATCAGGATTGCAACCCTCTCGACCTTTTAGTTCATCACGATACATGGCAAATGCAAAATCATTTTGCCTAGTATCTTCCTGACCATTGATATTTCCATTTAATTTAAAATCGAAATGACTTTCAATGTATTTGTCTTTCATTATTGGCTTGTCATTATCATCTCGGCTTTCTTCCTGACCTTGATAACCAAAATGGAAACAACTATCTTTCGCAATAGTGTCCACATTTTCAAACTTGTTTTGTAAATGATAAGCCATTTTTATATCCTCAGGGGTATAATGTCGGCCTACTATTTCTTTTGCCAAGTTCCAAGTTTCATCTTGTAGAGGTTTCATATTTTCTCTAGCTTTGAAAAAACTTTCTTTCTCTTGCGTGTCCTCTTGTTCCAAGTGTTGTCGCATACGATTTGCGATTTTGTTTCGATACTCAGAATTTAATCTTATTCTAGCCATTGTTTTTTCCTTTCTGTTATGTGATTGCCAAGTGCGTTTTTGTACTGCCACTTGGCAATTCACGTTTAATGGTTTTAATAGTTTTTGTACATATTAAAAATACCAAATAAAGTTATAAATCGTTTGACATTGGAAGTCAATGGGAATATATAGGATTAACAATTTAAATGTTTCTTCCATGACACTATTTAAATTGTATGGGTGAGAGTTTCCGAAGATATAAAGACTTCGGTTTTTTGATGATAGGAAACCAAGCCCTAGAAAGAAGATATGATAATATATGGAAAGCCATTAAGAGAATTTTTTTCCTTTTGGCCAAAATGGTTGTGGGCATTAAATATTTCTGCCATAGCTTTTGGCCTTTGGATTATTTTCTTTATGAATTAAAAAAGAAAAATTTTTTTCTTTTTTTTTTGAAGTAAGGCTACAAGCTTACAAGCTTGAGCCCAGATCCATTACTAGACCTAAAGATGTCTAGAACCCTTCAGTGGGAAAGATGGCGAAACCATCTAAAAAATCGGGTGACATCCGGTGATGGATCTGGGGTCAAGCTAAAATGGTTTGCTAGCTCAATGCAACTGTAAATCTATACAGAACCTTTGCTTTTAGCTTGGCCAAAAAAATAAAAAATAATCAGTAAGGCTCCAAGCTCTCAAGCAGTGAAAATTTTTCAGGCTCCTCCGGGTGGGCCCGCCCAGAATATTTTTTAGGGGTGGGCCCGCCCTATATATATTAACCGCCATCCCCAACCACCGGCCAAGTCTATAGGTTTTTCTGGGATAAGTCAATCACTTTATACGCGAATAAAAATTTACCCTATGACGCTTCGGAGGGTTGACATCTCCAGAGCTCTGGGATAAAGTGGGATCTTGCCCTCGTTTGATATTTTCCCGGTGCAATAAATTTGTGAAAGTATCCCGGTCCTGGGCGGCAGCTCAGGACCAGCGCTAACAATTAACAAAAAGGAAATATGATAAATTATAAAGATCTAAAGAAAAAAGACGAAGTAAGAACCAAGCAGCTGGGCACGCCTGTGTCTGGCAAGCTACTCGAGTCCCCGAAGCAGGGACGCGGTCTCAAAAAAACAATTCTAATTTATAGTAACGGTAAAGAAATTGGGATGTTTAGCGAAGCAGGCAGCGTCTGGGCAACCGACGTGGTTGAAGTTAACCGCGATGGGACCTGGCATCAGGTGACTGGACAACCGGCATAGCGTGGGTGGTATGTGCTATAGAAATACCTTAAAAATTTCCTATAGGTGATTTGATCGCACCGAATAAATGCCCACAAAAAAAATAATGTTTAAAACAATTAAATGGAATACCGGGAGCGCGGCCGCGCGCTTCCGAAGTACTATGAAAAAAAAGAAAAAAAAGAATAAGGCTGCAAGCTCTCAAGCAGGTGGGCCCGCCCCTAAAGAGTCAGGGCTCAAGCGTCCAAGCTTGACAGGGCTCAAGCGCATTGTATATGACGTTGACACTCTTCAGGTTCTAGGATATTATAGGAAAGAAAAATGTTAAAGAAAGAAGCCAAAGAAATAACCGGAGGACTGAGCGCGCCTGGCAAGATGCCAGAAGGCAGCTATAACCTGCCGGCCGTCGCCTGTCAGACAGGCGCGAAGCTGCGCCAGATCCCGGGCACGCCGTGCTGGGGCTGCTACGCCTTCAAGGGCCGTTACAATTTCCCCAATGTTAAGGACGCATTAACCAGAAGGCTGCAGAGCCTTGGTCACCGCGACTGGGTCCAGGCAATGGCCGTTTTAATTAAAGGAAAAAAATTTTTTAGATGGCATGATTCCGGAGACATCCAGAGCGCCTGGCACCTCACACAAATATTCGAAGTGTGCAAGCTTACGCCGGA